AATTTAATGTTGTGCGCCCACTGCACCGAGCCCGTCAACTCCGTTTCGGAACACGAGTCGTGCAAGGAGGCCGTATGGCGCGCCATGTCCGAAGAATTTACTCGGGTGCGTGAAGCGCTGAAAAAGCAGTACGACCTCATTAAAAACGTGTCTTGTGAGGCCCAAGGAGCCTGTGAAAACACAAAAAGCACCTAAAAATGGAGTGCCTTGTCAAGTTTGCTACCGTTCCTATCAAGTACGCGCCTAAGCGCAAGTTCCTTGAATTCGCCAAGCCCACGTGGCACAACAAGCTTGGCGAATTCAGTGACCCGGACGTTCTAAGTTGGATCGGTAACCTTTATCAGGACAAGGCCTTCCCGACGCGCGAAGCCTTCAACAAGGCCTATGACGACGCAGCTGCAGTAGGGATGCGCCCGGCCGAGGGGGTAGCGTGGGGTAACAAGACTATGGTCCTGACAAAAGAGGACGTGGCTAATTTTGAAGAGGAATTCAAGGCCGGGGCGTTTTACCCGCGTGACGGCGCACAGAAGCTCATCACGAAGATGAAGGCCGCTTTGGAGACGGGCGAGAAGGTCATCTTTGTATATTGAACCGCATATTGCTCCCTATACCTATGGGTCTGAAGCCCATCTTGTTATAAAAGCCACGAGCTTCTGGAACCGACTCGAGCGTCACCGTGTTTAGTCCCCTATTGCGTGCGTTAGATATTATGCGATTCATAAGCAGTCTGCCTATCCCTTTCCCCTTGTTGGTGCCTATCAGACGAATACGCATGTCCCCCTTTTGATTTCTGTGATTCTTGTTGACCAAAGCAAAACCCACCAATTTCCCTTGTGTATTTATGACCGTATAGTGCCTGTTACTGAACTTATAAGCCTCTTTGAACCAATTCTTATTTATAGTCGTCTTCACGAGTCTACGGGCATTCTTCCGTAGACTCTTGTTGAGAAGTTTGTTAGGGCCTAGGATAGCCAGGTTATTCATTAATTTTAGTATAGAATTTATAATCCATTCTCGCGGCGGACTGCGTTGCGTGCGCGTCTGAGGGCGTTGTTGGCCGCATTTACACCGTACTTCATTCTCAGGTTGTTCGCCAAATTGCGCGCCTGAACGAGTCTGCCCTGTCCTTCATTGAAACGCGCGTTATAGTTGAGGCGCGCGATGCGGAGTGCGTTCCGGTTGAGGTTCTCAGTGTTGGCGCGACCCGTTGCGCGAGCGATGGCCTTGCGGTATCCACGGCCACGCAGTCCCGTTACATTATTATTATTAGTTGGCTTGTAATACATATTTTTAAAAGCCTTCTGAATAACTTTGGCGGCGCGAATACGGCGACGTGGCTCATTTCTGGTCATGGCCTCCTCACGCCACCGACGCGCCAACTCGCTCTCAATTGGGCGCATCTGATTCCGGTGGAAATTTGTGTAGGATGCCGGGAGACCGATGGCTTGGGCGTGTTGAACAGCCGCTTGACGGCCCTCAAGCTCCTCCATGAGGTTGTTGGTGTTTCTGTTGCGAAGCATTTCTATTATAAAATATTAAAATTAACTCTCAGTAAGAATTAATGAGACCTAGACATGTCACACTCAGACGCGCCTGGCCTGAACGGTACTTTACTGGCTTGAGCCGCTCCATGAAATTAAGAAGGGAATTGGAACTCATGAGACGCAAACGGGTGCCCTATAGCAAGTTGCGCATGGGACGGTCGAACAGGGGAGGGACGAAGCGTAAATCAAAATGGACTCTTTTATTTCACAGGACATATCCAGGTTTGAAGTTCAACAAGGAGGCTATTGCGCGTCGGACGGGAATCAGCCGCTCGACGCTCAACACGGTCTACAACAGAGGCCTCAAGGCCTGGAAGACGGGCGGGAGCCGCCCAGGCGCCACTGCGTCACAGTGGGCCATCGCGCGCGTGTACAAGTACGTGTTGGTCACGAAGCGCAAGGCGCCGGTTGCGTGGTACGCGACGCGCGCAGACCCTGACCAGAACCTGCGGCGCTAGTGGCCCTCGAGATAACGCAGGGCCGCGTGCGTGTCCTTGCGCTCCAGGAGCTCCTTGAGCTGGTCCATTTGGGCCCTGAAGTTCCGCGACTGGACAGACTTGAGGTAGTTGTGCCAGTACGACTCGGCCCACGAAACCTGCAGACTGTAAGCGAAGGCGTTAAACTTGACGTCGTTTGCAATCCGGAGAGCCTTGCGGGCGTTGCGAAGGTACTCGCGCTGGATGGCGTTCATTTTTGGTCGGGTATGGAACCAAGGACCCTTCGGGTCCTCCTGACCCCTACACGACACGGTTTTTCAAGAATCTTCACGGCGTCCCGTGAAATATTCCTGAAGTTCCTTTATTAGTCTGATTCCTTTGCGACTCAGCTGCATAACACCCTTCTCGGTGCTTGAGATGTCATTGCACGGGTCAAAGTTATTTTTGGTCAAAATTGTCCAGCGTTCCTTGTACCGGCGGTCCTCGAATCGGCCGTGCCAGTGGTGAAGGATCGTACCGGGAACATAGGAAATCTCTAGGCCTCTACACTCCCTTTGGTAATCGTCAAGGAGAGCTGCATAGTTGGCGTGAATGTTGCCAGGTGCCGAGTCTTTCACGCGGCCTATCCAAGCGAGCGCCATGTGTCTGTCACCCGAACCGAGGATGGCCCAGTCTATGAGGCCGTTCATCTTCTCGAACGCCTTGCGTGTACAGGCCCAGCCATAACCAGGATGCCAAAAGCCGTACCGGTCCGTTTTCGTGTACTGCGTCCCACTGTCGCGGTGCATGTAGCCGAAACTCTTGTCAATCTTGAGGGACTCCCCGGTGGGCCCGAGGTTCACGGCCGTCTGGAACAGCTGGACGATGTCATAGGACGCAAGCTCGGACACGGTATCCTGGACCCAATTTAGGTTCAAAAATGTGAGGTCCGCGTCGACCCACGCCATGTATTTCCAGTCGTTTGGGAACTCGGTGACGGCCAGGTTCACCAAGTTCTCTTTGATCCACACGGGATGGGGGGTTTGCAGTTTCAAGTGGTGCCACACGGGCAGGTCAGGGAGCGGAGCGGGTCCAAGAGACTCTGAGATGACCACCCTGATGCCTCGTGTCTTTGCAATTCTGTTTACAAATTCAATAAACAATTGTCGACGCCGCCTGAACCCACAAAAGTTGAAATAGGGCAGGACGACGTACAGAGGGTCCGGACCCTGGCAACACGCCATCACTTAAAAATAAAAACTATAATAATATTAATGCTTTTGGTACGTGCCTGTGCGACTCCCGAGCCCAAGTCTCAGCCTGTTTTCAAGCTGCCGAAGCGTCTGGCCCGTGCCCGGCGCGTGGCCGAGTCCAAGCGCATGGACTCGTTCAAGGAGATCCACGAGGCTCTGAAGAAGACGGCCAAGGAGGAGCAGCAGTTCATCAAGGACTTTTTCGACAAGATGCGGGGGGGTGACGAGGATGATATTGTTGACGAAGAGTAAGAATGTACCGTCACATATGCGCATGGATTGTTAGGGGTATTGTAGCCGTTCTTAGATTTGCAAATAAAATAGGGAAACCTTAATAGGGAACGATGTGGTCACCACGTTCAGTCCGGCCTCTGGAAATAGGAGTCGGGCTCAAGATGGTTCCACCCGCAGAACGGGGCAAGTGGCTCCGCAAGGCTCTTGATGGTGCAGGGCCTACATACATAAAGGTGGGTCAGTTCATCTCCAACAGGCCAGACATTTTTGGAAAAGAATTTTCAAAGGACCTAGCGCCCCTCAGGGACAATGTGTCACCTGTAGACTTTTCTGAATTTAAGAATAAAATTCCAAAGGAAGTTTCCGAGGTTGATCCGGTGCCTATCGCATCGGCGTCCATAGCTCAGGTCCACCGGGCCAAGTTGAAGAATAAGAATATTGTTTTAAAATTCAAGAGACCCGGAATTGAGGCGCAGATTAAAGAAGACCTGGACCTGATTCGAACCGGAACGAGCCTCTTGTCCCTGATCCCCAATTTCGGAATAGAATTCATGAATCCTTGGCTCAAGGAGTTTGAACAGGGGCTACTGGCAGAGCTGGATTTCAAAAAGGAGATCAAAAACATAGCTCTGTTCCGGGACATGTACCGAGACCGTGATGACGTCAGGATCCCGCGGCCCTATTCCCGTCTGTCGAACGATGACGTCATCGTCATGGACTACACGCCCTCTGAACGCATAGAGGCGCCTTTCAAGGCTGAGCGGCTCATCAATATGTTTCTCGAGCAGCTGCTCTACGAAGGGGTCATCCACGGCGACTTGCACACTGGTAACCTCGGAGTCTCTTCAAACTCCCTTGTCTTGTACGACTTTGGGAACATCATCAAGGTGACGGACACTTACAAGTCAGCGATACGCGACTTTGTATATGGGGTTCAGACGAGTAACGTCGATGCGGTCATGGACAATATGGTCCTCATGGGGATGACTGTCCGTGATCGGGAGGTGACTAAGATTTTTGTTAAACAGTATTTTGAATATCTCAACACGCTTGACCTGAGCTCCTTCACTGTGAATTCCCCTGAAATTCGTGAAAAGGCATCGAAGGTTCCGGTCGAACTGGACTCCACGACCCTTGTGATCCTCAGGACCTATTCACTCCTCGAGGGGCTTGCGAAACAACTCGACCCTAGCTTTTCTTATCAACGAATTTTGACTAAAAATATAGAAATGCTATTCCTTGACCTGGACTATATTTTGTACAGAATATCCAAAGACACTTCTAGTTGAAGTGATTATCGTGGATCCACTGGTCGACCGAGTTGACAAACAGACACGTTTCCCAAACAGATCCAACTTGAGGGCACCAGAGGCGATCCTCCTTGGCGTCCTGGTTGAAGAGTACGGGGTGCCAGTTTGGCAGCCATCTGGCCGTATCCAGGTTCTTCAGTGAATCATCAACGTAAATATGCGTCAGGTGTTTCTGAAACTGCGTGTACATATCCGCCTCGGGCTTGAGAGGGCCCGTGGTGGCATCTGAACCTGCACACACAACATGGATCTCATCACTAATCGCACGGGCCACAGGACCGGCCCATTCGATTGGTGAATTCGTAAACAGCGTCACCTTCCAGTCTTTCTTGGCCAGCTCGTGGATCTCCTTGGCCTCTAGCTGAAACTCGGTGCCATAAATGACCTCGGCCAGGTGCTCCAAGAGGCGCTTGTCGTACACCTTGGCGTTGAAGTCGCTCGCATCCACCTGAAAAGCCTTCTGGAGGCCCCGAGCCGTGTGGCCGTGTGTCATGTACAGGATCTTGTTCACGTCCCGGGGGTTCTTGGCCTCGGGGAGTTTGGCGCTCACATACTTTACACAGTTGTCCTTGACGTGCTCGAGCAGAAGGCGATCGCGCACGATGACGCCATCGATGTCAAGCAGAAGCGACTTGATGGCCATTTATTTGTCAACGTCTGGGGTTTTTAAGAGGTTTGGATATGTATTTAGCCAAAGTTCTCGATGAAATTCACAAACGCCGTATAGGGACCGTGGTCTCGAACAGTTATTGAGTGAACACGTTTCAGGTGCAATGTATAGAATATTCCTGGATTCGGGGACCTCAATGCCCATGTTCACACGAGTCTGGAACCTTTCTCCCCGGGGAATGGTCTTCATATGGCCCAATATGGCACTCTTCATACCAGTATAAACTTCTGTACGCATGAAAGCGTTTACATATGAAACTTCTGTTAACTTGAATTCATCGAGACCACAAAATGAACTATTAGTTAACCATTCGGTATATTTCGTATACCTGCACCAGTTTTGCTCTAAAATTGGTTTAACCTGTTTTACTAGTACACGGTTCCAGAACTGCATCATAAAATTTCCGGGTGTTGCGTACCTGGGAACGTCCCCGTCCATGTAGTAAATCTCATACACGGTTGTATTTGGCCAAACGGCAAAGCAGTTTCGGTCGTTCAGTACCTTGAATATATAACTGGCGACGTGCGTGAACAGAAGGTGACTATCAAGAGATTCCACAAGCCCCGTAAGATCCAGGGCGTCTATACTCGGCAGGGAGTTTCTGGTTTTCACGTGTTCAAACTTATATGGACCCGTTGAGCCATCACATGCGTTCTTGCGGTTCAAGTGGGTTTTGAGTTTGTCCTGACACTTCGATAGGTACTTGGGGTGCGTAAAAGTCTTGTGGCACTTCGGACAGTTGATCGAAGCCATCACTACTTACAGTCATATAGAAAAATTTTCCCAAAGTCCGGTCGAGTTGGCCTGGGGTTGCGTTTCCGGAAAAAAATTCGACACGGGGGCCTAATCTCGGGTCGCCTGGAGGGAGGTCCAAGACGTGATGACGACAGAGACCTGCCGGTTGACATATGGGTTCCGAACACCACGCAACCTCACACTTGGTCATATCTATTATAAAGCAGCCTGATGTTTTTAAGGTTTTCCCAAAATGGAAAGAGAGTACTCTAAAAATTTTAAAATTGTTTTAAAAAATTCCAAAACCTTAAAAGTTACCCATATAGGGTGGGTATACTACGATCGGTTGGACATTTTTTTGGGATACTCTCTTTCCATTTTAGGAAAACCCCCATCGTCAGCGACGACTTAAAGGTGTTCACCGTTTACAACCTACAATGGCACTCAATGTCACCAAGCTGGTACCTCATGCAATTCTGCCTGCGCGCTCAACCCCAGGTGCCGTTGGCTATGACCTTTTCAGCATTGACAATTACGTCGTACTTCCTGGCCGGCGCGTGGTCGTTTCGACCGGCATCACCGTCAGTCTCCCGCCGGGAACTTATGGACAAGTTTGTCCTAGATCTGGATTGGCCGTGAAGCACGGTCTGGACACGTTGGCGGGCGTCATCGACCCCGACTATACGGGCGAGGTCAAGGTGGTCCTGCAGAACCTGGACGTCAACCAGCCTTTTGTGATCCGTCCGGGTTACCGCATCGCCCAACTTGTTCTCATTAATTGTATCACACCTGATGTCAATGAGGTTCCTTCCGAGAACACTCGTCTGACTGAGCGAGGAGATCAGGGATTTGGTTCAACTGGTGTTTGAAGCCATCTCCATTCATATCCTCCAGAAGTTTTTCTAATTCCATTACAACATTTAGATATTCCATCTCTAGGGGAGTTTGTGTCTTCTGCGGCCTCTGCTATACTTGAATAAATATTCCATTTTCCATCTTTGAGTTGTTCAACTTTTTTTGAACGATTATGAAAACTCCCTAATTTGCCAAAATTGGGGTTATTTTCACCTGATAAAGCTAAACTTATCAACTTTTTCGTCTCCAAAGAAGTTGTTTTACCAAAGTTCGGATTTTTATTTCCTTTTAAACTTTCGCTTTTCTTTTTACATACTTCTTCTGGTTCTTTTCTACCAAAGTTCCAATGCTTTTCACCTTGTGTCGAAATACTAATTTTGTGTTTAGTATCTTGATGAACTTCGTGACTATCTCCACCAGGTTTCAAGTTATATCCATGTGGTGATATTGTTTTTCTTTCTTTAATTTCATTAAACTCCCTGTTATTCAATTGTTCGTTAGGAAGTTCACAAATAACTGTAAATTCGAAATTTTCTATTCCCCAATTGTCAAAAGCGTGTTTTAAAATTCCATGTGGTTTTCTAACTTCATCCCCCCATCTAGTTTCAACTTTCTTTTCCCGTGTTTGCCCAACATAGCACTTACCGTTGACTTTGTTCTGGATCATGTAGATATAGCCCATCTTGTCATGGCCTGGGAAAAAAATTCAGCCGCGGCTGACATTTCAGGAGACGGCTTAAAATTTTCTCAGGCCATAGCAGATATGGATGTCACCATCAAGGGTATACCTATAGAAAAACTTCTGGAGGTTTACGAAAAGTACGAAGGTCACCAGGACACCAAGCACGATCGAGACAAAAGATATAGGGAGACTCATAAGGAGGCTATTAAGAAAAAGAACCACGAGTACTACCTAAAACGGAAGGAGACCCAGAAGGCTCAGGTGGCGCCTCCTGGGGAGTCAAGCGGCGTCTGCTGAATATATTTCCTTTTCAACCGGAGCTTAGAAAAAACAAACATTAATAAGGCATGACCCATTTCCAGGCCGTCGCATGGGACGGTCAGGATCAGGATGACCAATTTACGATCAGAATTTTTGGTCGTGCCGAGGACGGCAGATCCGTCTCCCTCGGGACGAAATTTAACCCGTACTGTTTCATCAAGACGGACAAGGACCTCAAGAGCTTCATCAAGAGCACCTTTTGGCGCGGCCTCGTGTCGTGTGAGGTTCACCGCGGCAAGGATCTATGGGGGTTCCAGAACGGAGAGCTCTCGCGTTTTTTGAAGGTGGAATTCAAGACACATAGGGCCCTCCGAAGTTTTGCGTACTGTGTTGACAACAACAAACATCCCGAACTTGCCGGGTGTAAGATGTACGAATCGAACATAGACCCCGTCCTGCGTTTCATGCACGTGTCTGGATGTACG